CAATCTTGAACTAAAGAATGACGTGCAATCAATTAGTGCTTGGACCGCTGGCGAAATCAAAAGAGCTGCGTATGCTCATCCATTCTTTCCAAAACAGGCTGCGATTATCGCGCCAACTGTAAGGGCAAATAGAGATCGCATTCCAAATGTAACCATCGGCGGCTCAAAAGGTCGCTTTAGTGGCGGCGCAGTTTCAGGCCAGGTGCTTTTTGGTAATGAGTTTGGCGGCGATCGCAACGCATACGGAAACAAAACAGCATTCCCAAATGGTGGTTATAGATTCCCAAAGCGCAGCGACAGAGTTGGTCGAGGGAATGCAGGCTATTGGATCTTTCCAACGCTCAAAGCGGCGCAACCTGAAATCACTCAACGGTGGAAAGATGCAGTTACAGACATCTTTCGCAAATGGGGCGAAGGTCCTGGAGGTGGTATCTGATGGCTGACATTAGAACGATGAAGCTGAACTTATTGGCTGACGTCGCAAATTTCACCAAAGGTATGGCTACGGCTGATCTTGATGCCAAAGGCCTAAGCACCAATGTCACAAAGTACGGCAAAGTTATGGCCAAGGCTTTTGCAGTTGCGGCAGCAGCCGCCGCCGCTTTTGCAGTCAAGATTGGTGTCGATGCAATTAAATCTGCATCAGATTTGAATGAGGAAATATCAAAGTCCGAGGTAATCTTTGGCGATGGTGCGGATGAGATAAAGAAATTTGCCGAAACTGCTGCCAAGGCTTTGGGCCAAACACAAACAGAAGCCCTCAAAGGGGCATCAAATTTTGCAATTCTTGGCAAGGCAGCTGGTCTAACTGGAAAGGATCTAACTGGCTTCAGCATTAAATCGACTAAACTTGCGAGTGATTTAGGCTCATTTTTTAATACAAAAGCCGAGGATGCAATTAATGCAATCGGATCAGCCCTTAGAGGCGAAGCCGAACCAATCAGAAAATATGGAGTTCTAATTAGTGCCGCCGCTGTAGATACGGCCGCATATAATTACGAAATACGAACGGGAACGGAATTAGAACGCGACAAGAAAAATCAATTAACAGAAACTTCAAAAGTTTTGGCGAGATATCAGTCAATTCTTGATCAAACGGCTGATGCACAAGGAGACTTTGCTCGTACATCCGATGGACTTGCAAATCAGCAAAAGATCTTAACTGCTGAAATTGAAAACGCTAAGGCGTCATTTGGTGTTGTCCTATTGCCTGTGATGCAAAGCGTTGTCGGGTTCATTAGCGATAAATTTATCCCTATCATTCGAGATGTTAGTGATGCAATTACTGGACAAAATTCAACAGGACTTTCAAGCAAAGTTAGAGCATTAGCGCGTGACATGGATGGTCAAGGCAAATCGGGCGGAACTACTCTGGGGGAATCCTTAGTGAAAGTAGCTGATGCTTTTGGAAATTTGTACGCCGCAATCGTTGATCCACGCGGCGAAAAGGGCACAAGTATTCTTGAGAATTTAGCATCTGCGCTTGAAGCAGTTGCGTCTGGCTTGAATGCGATTGCAAAAATTGTAGGTTACGGCAAAGGCCTATCGGACTTTTTGAAGAATCCATTGGATCTATATACGACACCAAGCGGCGGCGTTAAACGAATCCCGCAAGGCGCATTCCAAGGGTTTGCATCGGGTGGAACTGTCATGGGCAATACACCAGTGCGCGTTGGTGAGTTTGGTCCTGAGATCTTTTACCCTGGTGGCAAAGGCGGCTCGATTAGATCAGGCGGCGGCGGCGGCAATACGATCATCAACATCAACGGCGTCATCGATGCCGAGTCTGCTCGCCGAAGCATCGAGAAGCTGCTACAAAATAGCGCAAGGCGCACAAGTCCGATCAACTTAATTGGCGCAACCTTGTGACAACATACACGCCATATCCAAAAGTTATCTTTGCAGGTGCAAATGAATTTGCAGACAACACCATCAGCAGTATCTTTGTGAGTCTGGGACGGCGCGACATCTACGAACAACCGCTGCCAGGTATCGCCAGCGTGCAGCTGTGGACTGATGCCGATACGGCCCTCAATGTCAAGCTTTCAGACAGTATCCAAATCCAGATCCAAGACTCAACGGCTACTTATCAAACCATTTACACAGGCATCATCTCGGACCTTGACATCAGCCTCAGTGAATACGGCAGTGTCGGATCGATCGCGCTTTATAACATCACAGCCGTTGGCCCGTTGTCTTTGGTCAATAAGCACACCACCGGCGGCAACGGATTTGCCAAAGAATTTGACGGCACTAGAGTCCTAAACATTCTCACCGATGTATTCCTGCAAGACTGGTCCGAAGTTGTCCCGACACTTGCCTGGGGTGACGTCAGCAATATCGCAACATGGGAGAACTGGGACGGGACTAACATCACCTTGGTCAATGATCTAGTTGATGACATCGATGTCCCTGGCACATATGAACTAGAACATTACACTGGCGGCGTGACTGATGCCTTGGCACTGGTGCAATCGGCGGCGCAATCGGGTCGCGGATTCTTATTTGAAGCACCCGATGGATCTATTCACTACGATTCCTACGATGCTAGGGCAAGTTATGTGCCATTGACATTGACTGGCGATGACTTACTTGCAGCAGGCTTGAGGCAAGCCGCGCAGTGGGCCGAGATCGTCAATGATGTGACGGTTGTTTACAAGAACAATGCCGAGGCTTACGCAGCTGATTACACAAGTCAGCAATCCTATGGGCAACTAGCAGGCACTCGATCGACCACTTTAGAACACGCCGCCGATGCTCAAAGTCAGGCGACGGCATTCTTAAAATCTCGGGCATTCCCACGAACCTATCCCGAGGAATTGACGATCCCACTACACAGTCCAACGGTTACAGATACGACTCGGGATGCGTTGATTTCAATGATGGTTGGCTCGGCTGTGTACACCCAAGAATTACCAGCAGTGTTTGGCACTACTTTTGATGGCTTTGTTGAGGGCATGAATTGGTCATTGACTCGATACACAGCTGACCTGACCCTAGTTTGCTCGGCCTTGTCCGAGACATACCCACATAAAGTCTGGCTGCAAATCGCGCCAGGCGTAACCTGGGCAAGTTATACTCCTATTACAGACGAATGGACGGATTTATAAAATGGCAGTTACACCCAATTACGGTTGGCCTGTTCCAGTAGCGACCGACTATGTAAAAAACGGCTACGAAGCAATAGCCGACTTAGGCGACGCAATAGACGCCACAGTCTTTGGGCTTGGCGGCTCTGGCTTGACTTTAGTAAGTGCAACTACAATCGGTACAGCCGTATCAAGTGTGAACGTGACAAGTGCCTTTAGTGCAACTTATGACAACTACAAGATTGTTATTGCAGGCGGCGCATCAACTGGGCTACTCACCATTGGGTTGCGTCTAGGCGCAAGTAGCACCCAGTACTGGTCAGGTCGGGCAGGCGTTATTTTTACTACCGCAGCAGCCCAAAATGTCGCAGAAAATAACACAGGCATTTGGGCTAACGTTGGAAACGCTCGCACGTCTGGCTTATCTGCAAATATCGAATTAAATAGTCCATTTTTGGCAAGGCCAACGTACATCTCCGCACCGGTCGCAGGGACTTCGGCGGCTGGTGTGACAGTCGGCGTCCATGATGTATGGACAAGTTTTACAGATTTTACTATCTCATTATCATCAGGGTCATTAACAGGCGGCACTATCTACGTCTACGGATACGCAAAGTAGGGAACAATGACAACGACAACAAGCAAACCAAACATTCAAATTGACGACCTAGTACGCGAAATGACGACGGCGGAACACACAGCCTACAAAGCGGAACAAACAGCAAACGCGGCAGCGCAAGCCGAAGCACAAGCAAAGGCAGACGCTCGCATCAGCGCACTTGCCAAACTTGCAGCTTTGGGACTTACTGAAGCGGAAATTGCCGCGCTATGACATTCTTAACCTGGCTCGCCACAAGTCCACTAGCGTCATTTGCAAAAGTGTTTACTGCTGGTGTGCTGGGTTGGGTACTAATCAACTTCGATACTTTGGGACTTCACCCAGCTATTGCCCTTGGTTTAGCTGCCGGCGTGCCGTTGCTCATCAACTGGCTAAACCCAGAATTTGCAAGTTATGGGCGCGAACATGAAACCGATTAGCGGCAAAGTTTCCTTTCCATATCGCGCCAAGTATCGATCGGGCAAGATTCACAAGGGACTTGATTACAGCGCAAAGGTGGGCACGCCAGTTTACGCAGCTGTGTCTGGCACAGTTGTCCACGCAGGCAAACACATCTATAAAAAAGGCTGGGGTCGCGCTTTTGGTATTCATGTCATTGTTGATAATGTGCGATTCCCTGACGGTAGTGCCGGTTTATGGGCTGGCTACTGCCACCTAAGTAAGGCGCACGTCAAGGTCGGACAAAAGGTTAAGCGTGGCGATCTGCTCGGGCTATCTGGCAATACCGGTCGAAGCACTGGCCCACATCTACACTTGCAGATCCTTGCACAGCGCACTTGGTCACCAGTAAAGCATCGCAACCCTGACAAATGGGTCAAGGCATGAGCAGTCTCATAATGATTGGTCAAGGTGCTGGCGCACTTTTGGCGATCCTAAGTCTTGTGGGCCTATTTGTTAAGTGGGCTCTAATCAAGCCGATTAAGGCATACATCGATGTCGCGACTGCTCCAATTCACCCAAACGCAAACGGCGGCCTTAGCCTTGCCGATGCAAATAAGACGTTGATACGCATAGAAAACACACTTCAGGGACATTTAGCAGATCACGACACGCCCAAATAGCCTTGCGCTGATGTCGGCTTTTGTCGTACTCTGTCACTAAGGAAAGGGATCGAATGGACAAATATCTAACTGCAAAGCAAGTAGCTGAGAAGCTGCAAGTGAGCGAGCGAACACTCCAGAGATGGGCAAAGTCGGGAACATTGAAACCGACTCGCATCGGTGGGGTCAAGCGATACAAGTCCAGCGATCTCGACAAATAGCAAAGGAAACAGGGCAAATGTTTTTTAACGGATTTACACTATTGCTTATGATGATCAGCGCAATCGGCGGATTATGGCTCGGTGTCAAGATCGAGAATGCACACCACTTCAGACTGCGTGATGAGTGGCTTAATGGCGAAACAATCGAAAACCAAATGAAGCGCGATGGATGGTCATTATGAGTTTTGACCTTGAGGGCTACACAACGGTCCAGGAACGACTCGCAGAGTTTTACAAACTTTATCCCGAGGGTTCAATCCAATTTGAGTTTATGGGGACACTGCAAGGCTCGCCGCAAATGATGTGGGGAATTGCTCGGGCATACCGGACACCTGATGATGTTCGTCCAGGCATCGGCACAGCTGCGGAATTGATCGAGGGCAAGACTCCATATACACGCGGCAGTGAATTGCAAAACCTTGAGACATCAGCCTGGGGACGAGCATGCGCCAGCCTTAACATAGGGCTGAGCAAAGGCATTGCAAGCAAGCAAGAAGTCCAAGCAGCTAAGGAACGTCAAGCACCTGGACCAAAGTTGGTCAAGCCACTTGAGGCAGATCCATGGGCATTAGAAGCCTTGCCCGATGTCATGCAATGCCAGCATGGCCCAATGACTCGCAAGACTGGACTCAAGAAGGACGGCACACCTTATGCCGGCTGGGTTTGTGGCTCGGGCGGTAATGGCGACAAATGTGATGCGGTGTGGGATCGATGATGTGCGAACATGGGGCAACTGCGCCAAAGTATTGCGCTATATGCAGGCATCAGGGCATTACCGGTCGGGATGAGGGGATCACATTAGCGCGTGAGGCTCAATCGAATTGGCATGAGTTAGCAGTCCACACCATCAGGGCCTTTGCTCGCACTGGTCGCCCGTTTACAGCTGAGGATGTGGTCGAGGAAATCGGCGCACCATCAGGCTCGGGCAAAGTAATCGGGGCAGCCTTTAACACAGTGGCAAGGTCGAACATGATTTGGCGATGTGGGGAACGTCCAGCAAGTCGCAAGACAAGTCATCGCAGGATGTTAGCCGTATGGCGTGGGGGTCAAGTGACTGAGCAAGTAAGTATGTTTGATGAGTAAGGACCAGGACATCATGCGCTGTACTTGTGGAGCGTGGTATTACATCGGCAGGCCTTGTGAATTCTGCCAGAAGTGGGCGCATCGTGGATGATAACGAAACAACAACGCTCGATGTACTAATCGATGCAGTTACTTTGACGGCTGAAGCTCTGAAAAGCATTAAGGAAGTTTTGAACGATCTCAATACTCGGGTGGAAAGGCTAGAGAATGTCTGACGAAGTTTGGAAGTCGATACAAGAAAAGATCTATGGTCATTACATTGCGGCTCAATGTCTGCCGATTGCCTGCTCAGTGTGTGGCGAGATGCTCACGCCTACTGACTTTGGCGTAGATCCTGATACACAGGAAAGAATGTGGGTCACGCATTGCTGTGGCAAGTTTGAGAAGTACATGGAAAAAATTAGCCAGCAAGAGCTGCCATGAAGTTGCTTGAATTGTTTAGTGGTCAAGGGTCAATCAGTGCCACATTCAAAGAGCATGGTCACCAGGCTTACAGGGTAGATTGGTCCGACAAAGTTGAGGCAGAATTGCACGCCAACGTATGCGAATTAACAGCAAATGACATTATAAAATTGTGTAATGGATTGCCTGATGTCATATGGGCAAGCCCGCAATGCACAACTTATTCGATTGCGACTCATAGACATCGGACATTAAAAGAGGGTTTGAGTCCAAAGACTGAAACAGCAAAGCAAGATGATGAAGTAAATTGGGCCATGTGGAAATTAATTGATGAATTGATAGAAGCAGGTTGTAAGTATTACTTTGTCGAAAATCCACGTGGCCGCATG